AGAAAAAGCTATAACAAAATCTATTAAGATTGTTATTACAATTTCAATAGAAAATAAAAGACTGAAAATTGTTATAGTTATTATTATGAAAATAAAAGATAATGAAAATGTAAAAATTAATAATCATAATAATAAAAAAGAAAATGTAAAAATTATTATAATTACTATTATGAAATCAATAATTACAATTATGATAAAAGATATTGAAAATCAAATTGAAACTGTTAATAGAAATAAAGATACAAAAATAAAAGGAATTTCTATTACAATTATTATAATGATTTTAATAATAACAATGATTGAAATACTATTTGCCTAAAATTATGGTAAAGGTGATAAAGAAATTATTTGTAAATTTCATATAAATTTTATAGTTAAACATAATATTAAAAAGAATGAAAGAAATAGAGAAATAATTATTATAATTATTATTGAAGATGAAAATGAAAATATTAATATCGAAATTATTATAAATGATAATGAAAAATGATTAATAACAATTATAAAGAGATTATTTGCCTAAAATTGGAGATTCTGATAGTGAAAATAATAAAGATAAAAGTGGAGATACCTCCGCAACTAATTATTATTTTCGTTTCAATTCTTTCATTACATTTATATATATTTTTTCTACATCATTTCTTACATCATTTTCTATCAAACTTTCTAATTTAATTACTCGTGTTTCAGATGTTCCTATTACTTCTTTAATTTCTCTTAATTCTCGTATTAAAATTCCAAATTCTTTTTCTCTTTCTTTTTGTAGATTTACAAAATGCGTAATAATAAATCCCGTAATTGTGATAATTAATAACACAACATAACACGAAATTAATATCGTTTGTGGAATAGTAAATCCTATTTGTTTTAATGATAAACCGAATATAGCTAATGATTCAATTAGAACTAATGCTATAAATCCTAATCATTTCATAGTTTTAATAGTGTTGGTCGTAATGAAACTTAAAGTGTTGGTCGTAATGAAACTTGTAATTTACGAAAAGGATGACGAACATCATTACGACGTTCGTCACCCTTAACGCTACTTGTTTAGTGTGCTGCCGGAAGAGAAAGCAACGTATTTCGGTCTTCCTCGTTAGCCATATTCGGAACACGTCCGAACATAAGACGGAAAGTTTCGACGCGATATGCCATATCACCGGCAGCGTTTGCGGCTCCGTTGATACGATTAATCGCGGCACTTTTGAAATCTGTGTCTTTGTACTCTTTGCCGATTGCTTCAACAATCATTGTTCCGGTAGTACGATAGGGAACAAGTGCTCCCGCTTTGTACTCTTTCCCGTCCACCGTTACGGCCTTTTTGGTCTTATAGCCCCATTCTCCCGGCTCGCCTTTCGGTATTACTCGCAATGTCATTTCGTAATACTTGGGCGGATTCGTGAGCGTGTTTAACTCCTCTACCATATTTCCGGCATTATCGCGTTCGGCTGTTTCCTCGCTAATACACAAGCAAGAAAAACCGAACATTTTAGCCCTACTTTCGGTAATACTTAACGGTGTTTCGAGTTTCGCACCGCTTTCGGCATCGAATGCGCGCAGAAATACGACGTTATCGGTATTTTCTTTACCGTTAATTGCCAGCGGTTTAGTTTTACCACTAATGCGAACAACTTTAACAATTGTTTCAGTTGCTTCTTTGATTTGCTTTGCCATAGTTGAATAATGTTTAATTAGACTATTCAGGAAACGTTTATTTTTTTCTTTCCTGCAATCTCAAGCGGGGGGCTTCGCAAACCCTTGAATGGACGGGGCAGTTTCATTAGGTACTTCCACAATATAAATACTTATATTATTTTTAACATTAACAAAAATACTTTTATAATCATTAATATTTTTATTATTTTTATCTTGAAAATAATCATTAAAATCATTTTGAAATTTATAACAAATACTTATATTATTTTCGATACCTGTAAAAAGACTTATAGTAATATTGTTAAAATTATCATTAAAATCTCTTTTCTTATCTTTAAGATTATCATTAAAATCCTTAAAAAATTTATCTTTATTCTTATTATTTATAAAAAGACTTATATCATTATCTATAAAATTACTCAAAATGCTTTTAATTTCATTATTAAATCTTATATTAAATTCTATAATTTTTGAATCTTTATTTTCTTCATTTTTAATTTTACTTAAAATTTCATTAGTTTCTTTATTAAAATCTCTATTATTTTCATTACCATTTTCCTTAATTTTTGAATTAATTTTTAATGTAATTTCAATATTACTTGTAATTTGACCTGTAAAATTACCTGTAAAATGACCTCTATCTTCACTAAAATCTACAATTTTTGCATCATTATTTTCCGTAATTTTTGAATGAATTTTTGAATTAATTGACCATATACCTATATATAGTAATAATATTACAAGTAATATTATTACAAATAATGAATATAATATATATATACAAATTCCAACTCGTAATTCAGAAACTATATCAAATAATCACGTAATTAATAACGAATTTAATAACGAAAAAATTAGTTCAAAAATTAGTGATTTTAGTAGTGCAACTGGTCAAGATACTAATGTCGCCAAAATTGATTCTTTTGGTGGGAAAACTGGTAATGCAAAAAGTGGTAAACTTTGAAGAGCTTTTAATAGGGATTTTATTAGTTTTAACTTGTGTACTCCCGGTGGGGGAGCAGGTTGGACGCCCACTCGTGAGGTCTTGCAATCGCTAATACTGTAATTACTATTAGACTTATTGATAATTCTGCTTTTAATAGTGATAATTTTATTAATTCAGTTTGAAATTTATTTAGATTTGCTTGCATGGGATAAGATTATATTATATATTTGTACTCGTAGTTATAATAATGTAAATCCTAAACAAAATAAAACTATGGAAACAAAAATTGCATTTAGTCCTCGTGGTAATAAAGTTCTTCTTCGTGCAGATTTTGAAGTATCTACTCTTAATATTCTTAATAACGAGGAGATTAATAAGATTCCAGCTAAAGCTTATACTGTTATGGCTGTTGCCGAAAATGTCAAAGGTCTTAACATTGGAGATAAAGTAAAACTGGAAAACGGTTGTATTCCTACTCTTATTCAGATGCCGGGCGATACTCAAACACTTACAGCTAAACAGAAAGTTCACCGTGAAGGTAAATCTATTGTTGGTGTTGGAACTGTTAAGTTTAGTGAATTTGTTCTTGTAGATGAATATTCTATCGTAGGTGTTTGGATTGAATCTCCTGCTGTTAATAATTAAACTATGCTTAATCCTTTTGTTTATGATAAGTTAGTTCCTTTCGTAGATGAACGTATTGAAAAACATCTTAAACCTTATGTTCTTCGACGACCTGCTTCTTATAAACGAAGTGTTGCAGCTTGGGAAAAGTTAAAACCTGACCAAAAGGCGAAAGTATTAGAGTTACTGGAAAGAACACAAAAGGATAGTGTTGCCAAAGCTATGATGCGAGGAGATGAAGTTGTTAGTGTTCCTCGTGTTGGTAGATTTGAATACAGTCCAGCTAAGTTCTTTAAGAAAACTCATGCTGAGGAACTTGAAGGTTTAAGTCGAGAGGAACGTAAAGCAAAGATTATTGCTTATCATATTGCTAATCGTCGTAGACGTAGAACTGCCGAAGAAGATGGGAAGAAAATGCGTTTCAGAAAAGATTTTGCCAAAGGGTAGAATACTGTACTTTAATGAAGAGGAACATAAGTACACAGATGATTTAGGTAATGGTTACATATCTGTTACTACTCTTATTGGTAAATATACACAAGAATTTAAGAAAGAAGAAATTGCCGCAGCGTGTGAACGTATAGGTAAGAATCCTCGACATCCAAAATATCAAAAATATAAAGGTAAAACTAAGAAACAAATTCTTTGGGAATGGGAACAAGAAACTATTAAGGCTTGTGATAAAGGAACAAAGAAACATAATTACCTTGAAACTGCTATTAAGACTTGTAACGGATATAAGCTGAACGCTAATGGTTTTATCAATGATAGAATCTATACAATAGATGATATTGTTGGTAGTCATAAATACGGTAAGCTAAATCTTGAATATTTTGTTAAGACTGGTATTCGAGAAAAGTATCCTGATATATTTAGTCTGATTGCTGCTCTTGTTACGAAAGGTTATCATATCTATGCTGAGATTGGTGTTTATGATAGTCAAAATCTTGTTTCCGGTCTTATTGATATTCTTTTAATTCGTGATAAGGAATTTATTATTTTAGACTGGAAAACTAATAAGGCTCCAATTAGATTTGAAAGTGGTTATTATGATAAGAAACTTGATGGTACACTTGACCTCAATAATTTTATTTATAAAGAGGAATATTTTGGTGCACCACTTGACCATCTCGCAGATAGTATAGGTAATCATTATGCAATGCAACTTTCTACTTATGCTAATCTTGTTGAGAGCTGGGGTTATAAAAATGTAGGAATTATTCTTTGTCATATTAGAACTATTCAGAATCAATTTCAAGACGAAAATGAAGAAGATGAGGAAGTCGTAGAAATGTATGATATGCCTTATCTTAAAAATGAAGTCGGAATGATGATTGCTGATTATTCAAGTAAACATATTTATAAAACTGCTAAAACTCTTTTCTAAGCTATGAAAACTATTAAGATTTATTATATAGATACTCGTGATAAACTTGCAGTAAATCTTATTAGAATTTTTAATAGTAATTATCGTGGGCAACTATAAAATTTAGTTTGGACGATAAAATTGTTATAAGTGATGTTACAAATGGTGTCGCCAGTGGGCGTCCAACCCACTCCCCCACCGGGTGAGGGTGCGGAGCACCCGAAAGGCCGAGCGGAGCGAGGCCCACACAAGTTACAAAAAGTATTACAAATATGAAAGCAACTAAGGAATCAAAATATAACGCATTATTTAATAAACTTATTGGTGTAAATGATTTACCAAATAGACTTATTGAAATTGCGAAAGATTTAGAATATCCTATATTTAGAAAAAATGATAGTTATCCTATTAATCTTAATATTTGGGGTATTCGTTCTAAAAGTAGCTGTACTAAACATTATAATGATGTTATTGTAATGTTTTATGAACGAGATTTTAATATATGGGAATGTATGGTTTTTGAAGCTACTACTGACCCAAGTAATCTAAATCTTGAAACTCCTGTCAATAATAAAGGTTGTGCAGTTCTTCGAGAAGGTGTACACAAAGCTCTTTGGAAAATAGGTAAACATAAAGGACAATATAAAGCTCTTGTTCAAGCTAATCCTTGTCAAGTAATTCGTGACAATAATCAAGATGACAAAATTGATATTACCGATAATACTGACTTTGGTATGTTTGGTATTAATTTACATAGGGCGTCAAGCTGGAAAGTAAGTGATGAGATTGGTCTTTATTCTGCTGGTTGTCAAGTTATCAAAGATGTGAATCAATGGAATGATATTATTATTCCTTTGTTTGATAAGGCAATTGGTAAAGGAACTCAATCTTATGTTCTTATTAATGAAATGGATTTAGATTTGTAAGTTATGAAAGATACTGTTCGATATATATTTTATATTGTTTTGATTCTTGCGATTGGTATTGGAGCTACTTATTTTGGTAGATATTATAATCGTAAGTTTTTAGGTATTGAAAGAAATGATGAAACTATTAAATCTTTAAGAGATAGTCTTAATAGTTTCATTAAGAAATATGATACGATTATTAATGAACAACAATTTGTTATTGATAGTCTTAGAGGAATTAAACAAAAAACTATTACTATTTATGAGAAAGCTGAAAGTGATTTTAATGATAGTAATATCATTAGTGATGATTCCGTTCTCCGCTATATCGCAAAAAAGATACAAGATTGATGGTGATACAGTTATTGTTTTTACTCCGAAAGAAACTCGTAAGTTAGCTATAAAACTTCTTGAAGGTGAAAAGTATGAAAAACTTTATCTTACTGCCAGTGAAATTCAAAGGGTACAAGATAGCGTTATATCCTTCCAGTCTTATCATATTGCTATTCGTGATAGTCTTTTGGTTGTTTCTTTTGGTGGCCTTGATTCACTCAATAGTAAGTTAATTGATTATCAAGAAAGATATTTAGCTGAACGAAAAAAGAAACGTAGAAATGGTTGGATTGCAGCTGGTTCTATTGCTTTGAATGCTATATTAATATTTATATCAAGTCGATGATATATGGTACATGGATTTAAGATAGAAAATGACAAACTAATTCTTGATGTAGAAGAGATACTTCAATATCCTTTACTTCAACAGATATATGCTCGCGATGATAGTAAAGATAAATCTTTTGCAGAAAAAGAATTTAGATTTATATTATATTTATCCGATAGAAAAGGTTATGTAACGAAAGCAGGACTTACTAAAAAAGAAGCTTATGCTTATGCTAAGTCTAATGCTGGTTTAGATGAATCTTATCTACCGGATAAAGTTGTTTTATCTGCTATTGAATTTGTAAAATCAAATCTTAATATTACAGCTGTTGAAGATTTAATTAATTCTACTATTAAATCTTTAAATCTTTCAAGTAAGTTAGTTCGTACATTAACTGATGGTATAGAAGATTTAATGTCGAAAGAACTTGAAATGAAAGATTTAGCTCTTTGTGAAGATACTCTTAAACAAATTATTAAAATTGCTAATGAAATTCCTGCACGAGTTGAAAGTCTTACTGAACTTAATGATAAGTGGGATAAGATTGAAAAAGGTGTAACGTCAATTCGTGGTGGAGCTGAATACAGAGATAGCTATGACGGAACAAATGATAGAGCATCTAATGCTCCTAACGAAACAGAAACATTATCGTAAAGACAATCGTTATGGTTATGAAACTGGTCGAAGTTCGTTTATAGATTACATACTTGAAGATAAAGAAAGTTACAAACCTTTATCTTCAAGTATTTGTCGTTTTACTGGTAAACCTTGGATTGACAGAGATAACGATTTTCTTATAGGTGAAAGTGGTGGTGTACTTATGAAAATAGACTTTGTTTTCGTAGGTATTGAAATATTTAGTCGTGTTGCAGACTTTTATGAAAAACATGGATGTTATTGTCTTGAACCTGATGATAGTCCTAATGCCATAAAGTTTTGGCAACGTGAAATGGATAGACGAGTTAAAGGTGTTCAAGCATATTGTAAATTATACATTAAAGATATTCCTGCTTATTTAGCAGCTAAATCTGATGCTGAACGTAAGGCTTTGCTTCATAAAGTTCGTATAACTGGCGACCATTATAATTATCTTAACTATGGTCGTATCGAACGTGCTCCTAATGAAAAGGAACGTAAACAGTTAGATAAAGAGGGGAGATTTAAAGTTAATACAGTTGAAGGCTTTCCTCGATTTTGGGATGGAGATTATTGGAACTTTAAGATTGATGAGCTGATTGCTAACAATAGTTGTAACTTATGTAAAGCAAAAGCTCGTCGTAAAGGTTTTTCATATAAACGTGGTAGTCAAGCAGCTAATACTATCAACGCAAATAAGAATGTAACTGTTACACTTGCTGCCGACCAAATGGATTACTTAACTGAAAAAGGTGCTACATCTTATATGGTTAAAGTTAATCTTGATTGGTATGAAGATAAAACTTATTGGCGAAGAGGTTATTTAAGTGAGAACTTTGATAAAGGTATTGAACTTGGATATAAGAAATCAAAAGAAGGTCAAAAGGCTTTCGGATTTCGTAGTAAACTTTTAAGTGTTGCTATTGGTAAAAATGAAAGTGCCGCAGTAGGTAAGAAAGCTATTGAAACTGATTTTGAGGAAGCAGGTAAATGTTTTGGGGAAAATACTGGTTTTATAATGTCTGATGGACAAATTAAATTTGTTCAAGATATTAAAGTAGGTGATAAACTTATGGGGCCTGACGGAAATCCTCGTACAGTATTAGCTACTATAAATGGTGAAGATGATTTATACGAAGTTATTCCTTTAAATGGTGAATCTCATGTTGTAAATAGTAAGCATGACATTTATATGATTTATAGGAAAAGTTATGGTAATATATGTAAACCGATTACTATGACTGCTCCAGATTATATAAATATGATTAAAGAACATCCTCGCTGGAAAGATAATCATGCTCTTATAAAAACATGTATTGATTTTGATAAAAAGAATGTTAAAATTGAACCTTATGTTTTTGGATTATGGATTGGTGATGGAGATAAAGATACATGTAGATTTACCAATGAAGATAGTGAAGTAATTGATTATTTAAAAGAATATTCAAAAAATAATAATCTTGATTATTCGATTGTAGATACTAATTCCAATGCTAAAAGAATTACATTAGTAAAATGTGAAGATGCTTCGGATAATTGGTTTAGACAAGAACTTTTTAATATGGGAGTTCTTCATAATAAATATATTCCAAAAGAGTACATTTATACTGATAAACAAAGTAGATTAGAATTTTTAGCTGGTATTATTGACACTGATGGTTCTTATGATTCTAAAAAACATAATTTTGAAATAGCTCAAAAAGACCCTGCAATTGTTTATGATATTGTTTATATTTGTAGAAGTCTTGGATTGAAAACCACTGTTTCAGAAAAGATTATAAGAGGTGTTACTTATTATAGAATTTTTATTTTATCTGGTTGTCATTTAATTCCTACTAAAATAAATCGTAAAAAAGCAGAAAATTATATTTCATTACAAAAGAATGTATTGGAAACTCGATTTGATATTAAACCTATTGGTCGAGGTAGATATTATGGATTTGAAGTAGATGGTGATAATCTTGTATTATTAGAAGATTTTACTATTACTCATAACTGCCCTAATCTTCAAAAGGCATTAGACGTTATGATGTCTAATAGTGAATCAGGTGCAATGCGAATTGGTACTATTCGTGTATATGGTACGGGTGGTACAAAAGGTGCTAACTGGGAAGCTTTCAGTAATTGTTTTTATAATCCCGGAAAGAATGATATGCTTCCTATGGAAAATATCTGGGATGCTAATAATAGACATGCTGTTTGTGGTTTCTTTTTTCCGCAGATATGGGATTATGAACCTTTTATAGAAGATGGTAATTCTTTACTGTTTGCTTCTTGGAAGGATGATTATGACAAGAAACGTGGTGCAGAAAAAGAGAAAGATGCTGGTGAATATAATATTTATGTAGGTCAACGTGCTAACAGTCCTAATGAGGCATTTACGAACACACAAGAGAACATTTTTCACAGTCCGGAACTTACTAATCATATTAACGCTATTAAATATGATAAGTCTAATCATTTTTATGAAGATGGTTGGTATATACTTGATGATGGACGTGTTAGATTTGTTACTAAACAGGAATGTATTGAACGAGCTATATTTGGTTCCGATAAATTCCATGAGTATATAACTGATGTACCTCATAATTCAAAGACTGATGTTCATGGTTGTATAAGAGAATTTTATTCTCCTATTCCAAATGATGGTAGTCTTTATTTTATTTCTTATGACCCATATCGTGTAGATAAAAATAAAGAAGAAGTTAGTACAAAAAATTCACTTGCAAGTTTTCAAGTGTGGATGCGTACTAACAGCAAAACTCCTTACATGGGTAAACGACTTGTTGCTTCTTATTGTGGTCGTCTTGATACTATGGAAGCTGTCGATAAACTTGTTCTTTATGCTTGTTTACGTTGGAATTGTAAAGTTCTTTATGAGGCTGGTACTGGTGAACTTGTTACTAATTTCAAGAAATGGGGTTATAGAGATAAGTTATTAAAAGACCCAAGTAGTTATATTAATCGTAGTGTTGATGGCCCTCGTATTACAGGTTATGGTATTGTCATTGGTGATAGCGATATTAAGTTGGAAGGTATGCGTATGGTGCGGGATTTCTTATACGAAATTGTCGGAAAAACGTCCGACGATACACCAATATATAGATTTAATCAAATTTATGATATAAGTTTCTTATTAGAGTTAGATAGATTTATATTTGGGCGTAATGCAGACCGATTAAGTTCGGCTATCGTTGCAATGTTTGAATTTCGTAAAGATTCTCTTTTACTTGAACGAGAAGCTAACTCGAAAAGTAAAACTAATAACACTGGTCGTAAAGTTAATAGATTCCTAAAATGAGTGAACGTGATTTAAGAGCAACTCCACTTGTTATGCCTGACC